TCGAAATAGCAAAAGATACTTGTTTGAAGGTGAAAATCTTACCTTGGCTGAAATTGCCAGAAAAACAGGAATTGGATACCAAAGAATCTGGAAAGCAACAAAGATTTATGGTGACCCATCAGAACATACGAAAATTGATCCAGATGCTGGTAAACGTATGTATCAAGGCGAATTGCGGTCAACAAGTGAAATTGCGAAAATGGTCAACATGAAGCCAGCAACTCTTATGCGAAGACTAAGAAATGGCTTAGATTTTGATTTAGCTATTGCACTTCCACTTCAAGCTGGTGTACACTTCAGGGAAAGATCATTATGGTCTTAAAAAAATACCAGAATCCAAAAGGCGGATTGAATGAGGAAGGTCGAGAGTTCTACAAAAGGACTGAGGGACTGAACTTAAAAGCGCCTTTAAAAACGGGTAATTCAGGTCGACGATCTAGTTTTTTAGCACGAATGGGCAATATGCCTGGCGCTGAGATGAAAGATGGAAAGCCTACCCGACTTTTACTTTCTCTTAGAGCTTGGGGCGCAACGTCCAAGGAAGACGCAAAGGCTAAGGCTAAAGCGATCTCTAAGAGGAATATGAAGTGAGACCAGTATCTGTCGGAATTAACCCAACAGCAAATACGCTGACAACTGTTTATACAGTTCCTACGGGTTATTACGCCAAGTTTACTGTCATGTACATCCACAACACTGGTGGAAATACAAAGAGCATTACTGTCCAATGGTATGACTCAAGCACCGCAACAACCTTGGATATTCTTACTGCATATCCCTTAGCTTCTAAAGAATACCTTGAATTTAATGGTGTTGCTTACATGGTTTTAGAAGAGGGCGATAGGATTCAACTTACTACTGAAGCGGCTAGTTCCTTCAGTTTTATTGCTACATTTGAGGTTCAAGGAGCGCAAAGAACATGACCTACTTAGAACTTGTTAACGATGTGTTAGTTCGCTTGCGTGAAAGCACAGTATCTACTGTTGGCGAAACCGCCTATTCTGCTTTGATTGGCAAGTTTGTCAATGATGGTAAGCGTCAGATTGAAGATGCTTATTCATGGAATGTACTATCTCAGACAATTACAGTGACTACTGCTTCTGGCACAAGTTCTTATGCTTTGACAGGTGTTGGTCAGAAGTTTCGTGTTAACGATGCTATCAATACTACAAGTGTTATTACCCTAGATAACACCACTGTTGCGGACATGAATCGCAAGCTCAACTTTGGTACACCTTCACAGTCTATTCCCTCAGAGTTTTGCTTTAGTGGTGTAGATGGCAATGGCGATACAAAGATTGATTTGTTTCCAGTTCCTGATGGTGTTTATACACTTAAGTTTGATGTAACTGTCCCACAGGCTAATCTGTCTGCTGATGGCACTTCTGTCAAAGTTTTGGACTATTTGGTTGCTCAAAGTGCTTATGCTCGTGCTTTGATTGAGCGTGGTGAAGATGGTGGAACAAACTCTAATGAGGCTTATGCTTTGTTTAGAGGGATGCTCTCTGATGCTATTGCATTGGAAAGCACTCGTTATCCTGAAGACAACTTTGTGGCGGTCTAATGGCATCAGCACTCCAAAGTTACAGTCTCTCAGCACCAGGCTTTTATGGCCTGAATACTGAAGATTCGCCCCTTGATTTGGGGTCTGGCTTTGCTTTGGTTGCAACTAACTGCATCTTGGATCAGTATGGTCGTATTGGCGCTAGAAAAGGTTGGTCAAGGGTTAACTCCTCCTCTGGTGCTTTGGGTGCTAACGATGTCGGTGTAATCCATGAATTAGTCGAGACTGACGGGACTCTTACAGTTCTGTTTGCTGGCAACAACAAGATATTTAAACTTGGCACTTCTAATGCGGTGACTGAGTTAACCTATGGTGGTGGCGGTACTGCTCCTACTATTACGGCATCTAACTGGCAAACTGCATCTTTAAATGGCATTGCTTACTTCTTTCAAACAGGTCACGATCCTTTGATTTATGACCCTGCTGTAAGTACTACAACTTATCGCAGAGTCTCAGAGAAGTCTGGTTATGTAGCTACAGTTCCTCAAGCCAACATTGCTATTTCAGCATTTGGTCGCTTATGGGTAGCTAATACGTCTACAGATAAAGTAACAGTTACCTTCTCTGATCTGATTGCAGGTCATGTGTGGGGTGGTGGTACTTCAGGCTCATTAGATGTCTCCCGTGTGTGGCCTAATGGTGCTGATGAAATAATGGGTTTGGCAGCTCACAATGATTTCTTGTTTATCTTTGGTAAACGACAGATTCTTGTCTATTCTGGTGCTTCTACACCTGCTTCTTTAGTTCTGAGCGACACAATTGGCTCTATTGGATGTATTGCTAGAGATACCATTCAAAGCGTTGGCTCTGATGTGATTTTCTTGTCAGACTCAGGTGTTCGCTCGTTGATGAGGACTATTCAAGAGAAGTCTGCTCCTTTGAGAGACTTGTCTAAGAATGTTCGTTTTGACCTAAATTCATCATTGGCAAGCGAGACATTGGCTAATCTAAAGTCTGTTTACTCAGAAAAAGAAGCCTTTTATCTACTTGTTTTGCCTGCAACATTCCAAGTTTACTGTTTCGATACGAAACAATCATTGCAAGATGGTGCATCTAGGGTCACCAAATGGGACTCTATTGCTCCTACTGCTTTGCGTTCTTTGCGTAATGGCGACTTATATATCGGTAAGAATGGGTACATTGGTAAGTATGGAACTTATCTTGATGACACACTAACGTACCGATTTGCGTACTACACAAACAATGCTGACTTAGGAAACCCTAACCAGATTTCCATCCTGAAAAACATTACTGCCATCGTTATTGGTGGGTCTAATCAGTTCTTAACTATCAACTGGGGTTTTGATTATTCTGGTGCTTATCGTGCGGAGAATATCTATATTCCTTCACAGACAAGTTATGAGTATGGAACTGCTGAATACAACATTGCTGAATACACAAGTGGTGTGCCAATTAAGACGTTAACCGCCAATGCTTCTGGTGCGGGAAAGATTGTCCAAACAGGATATGAGACAACGATAAATGGCACATCGTTTTCTCTACAAAAGATTGAAATTCAAGCCAAAGATGGCAAAATAGGGTAAGAGGTAAACCATGTCAAATTACACCAAAACCACAAACTTTGCATCAAAAGATAATCTATCACCTGGCAATCCCTTAAAGATTGTCAAAGGTACTGAGATTGATACAGAGTTTAATAATATTCAAACTGCTGTTGGCACTAAAACAGACAATGCTTCTGCCAATATTACTGGTGGTTCAATTACTGGCATTACAGATTTAGCCATTGCTGATGGCGGTACGGGTGCTTCTACGGCTACTGCTGCCCTGAATAACCTTTTGCCTAGCCAAACAAGCAATGCTAACAAGTACCTTCAGACTGATGGAACTAATGCCTCTTGGGATGCAGTAAGCCTTTCTACTGCTGACATCACAGGAACTCTTCCTGTAGCAAATGGTGGTACAGGCGTAACTTCTTCTACAGGCACAGGCTCTGTAGTGTTGTCAAACTCGCCAACACTTGTGACTCCCGCATTGGGAACTCCCGCTTCTGGTGTAGCTACAAACTTAACAGGTTTACCTATTTCAACGGGTGTTAGTGGTTTAGGTACTGGTGTTGCTACATTTTTGGGTACACCATCATCTGCTAATTTAGCTTCTGCCGTTACAGACGAAACAGGATCGGGTGCTTTGGTGTTTGCCAATAGCCCAACCTTGGTGACTCCTGCTTTGGGCACTCCTAGCGCATTGGTTGGCACAAACATTACAGGAACTGCCTCTGGTTTGACAGCAGGTAATGTGACCACTAATGCTAACTTAACTGGTGCAGTCACTTCTGTTGGCAATGCAACATCTCTTGGTTCATTTAGTTCTGCAAACCTTTTAGGTGCTTTGACTGATGAAACAGGATCAGGATCAGCAGTATTTGCTACTTCACCTACATTGGTGACTCCTATCCTTGGAACACCTACTAGCGCAACTTTAACGAACGCTACAGGGCTTCCAATCTCTACTGGTGTGTCAGGTCTAGGAACAGGTGTAGCAACGGCTCTAGCGGTCAATACAGGCTCTTCTGGTGCAGTTGTGGTTAATGGTGGTGCTTTGGGTACTCCTTCAGGTGGCACTGCAACGAACCTAACTGGTTTGCCTCTGTCTACTGGTGTAACAGGAACTCTTCCTGTCGCCAATGGCGGTACGGGAACAGCAACTCCTAGTATTGTTGCGGGAACAAACGTAACTGTTACTGGTACATGGCCCAATCAAACCATTGCCGCTTCTGGTGGCGGTGGTGGAACACCAGGCGGTTCTACTACTGAAGTTCAATACAACAATGCGGGTGCATTTGGCGGCATTACAGGTGCTACAACGAATGGAACAGCATTAACTCTTGTTGCTCCCGTATTGGGAACTCCCGCAAGTGCTACTCTTACCAATGCTACAGGTCTTCCTTTATCTACTGGTGTAACAGGAACACTTCCAGTTGCTAATGGCGGTACAGCTTTGGCTACAACCCCAACCAATGGTCAACTTCTTATTGGTAATGGGACAAACTATACATTGGCAACCATAACCCAAGGTACAGGTATTACTGTGACAAACGCATCAGGTTCAATCACCATTGCAGCTACTGGTAGCAGTGGCTCTTCTCTCGGCCTTGTTAAGGCTATCGCAGTTAACTGCATTCTTTGCTAAAGGAAAATCATGCCCGCAAATACCGCTCCCATTTATTCCATCGTTGGTGCAACGGACTCAGTAGCATCTAATGAATCTGGTCTTGTTGTTGGCCCAACTGCTAACACCTCGCAAACTGGTTCTGGCACTATGTACAAAGCATTTACTGCTGGTGCAAACGGCTCTTACGTTCAGAAAATGCGTTTTAGACCAGTAGGCTCACCAGCGGCAACTGTTTGCCGTGTGTTCATTTCAGATAGTTCTACAACAAGTACAACAGACACATGGTTGTATGACGAGATCACATTGCCTGCCGTGACTGTTTCTCAGACTGCTGCATCTAGCGTGTTTGAATTGCCAATCAATGTGGCTCTTGATCCTAATTACTTGTTATATGTAACTTTTGGAACTTCTACTGGCTCTGCTGGTACTGGTTACTCTGTCGTAACAATTGCTGGAGATTACTAAAATGATTACATGGTTTGAAATCACTTTTTCAGATAATTCAACTGGCTATCAGAAGATGGAAGATGGTAACACTATTGGCGTTTATCGTGCCGATGGAACTGCTATTTCTGCTGAAGAAGTCGTTGAATACACCTGCACAAACGACAACGCTACAGCACCAGCTTGGTATGTCCCTCCTGTTGTTGAGCCTACACCAGAAGCATAAAAATGTTTCCTTATCCAATAGCCACCCCACAAGGTTGCAACATCCAAACGTTTTATGGGCCGGGAACGTCTAGTGGCGATAATATATTTACGTGGAATAAACCTGTTGGGGTTAGTCATGTGTACATGATGATAATTGGTGGAGGTGGTACAGGCGATGGAACAAATGGTGGTGGGTCTGGTGCAGTTACTGTTTGGTATGGCTCTGCTCAACACGTCCCCCCAAATTTACAAGTAATTATTGGTGGAGCAGAACAATCAGCGTTTGTTTACGCATATACCTCTGCTAGTAGTGGGGGTTCTTCTTTGCTTCGCGCTTCTGGGGGAGTTGGCGCAACCGCAGGTGCTGCAGTAACCGCCCCTCCATTTGCCGCTTCTGGGTTTTACAAATCAACTGCTGGTCAAAATGGTTCAAGCAGTGCAAATAGTGCTTCAACGACTACCTTTCTAAGTGGTGCTGGTACTGGATCAACATCAACTTCAAATTATGGTTATGTAAATGTGCAAGCCGCTACCAACTACACGCATGGATACTTTTTTATGCAACCAATTATTGTTGGTGTTGCTGGTATCAATGATGGGGATGGTGGAATTGGTTGTGGTGGTGCTGCGGCTAGTGCCAAAGGCGGCCCCGGCATGGTTTTGATTGCGAGTTGGTAATATGTCATATCCTATAAATTATCCAACGCCACAAGGCGCAAATGTCCAAATCTTTCGAGGGCAAGACGGTACTTTAAGTGACCATCAATACTCAAGACAA